CAAGCTTTCAGCAGAACGCGGTGGTAAGCCACTCAATAAAGAAGAACGTCTACAAAATCGCTTAACTGATATCTCAGAATCACATCAGAGAGTTATGCTGGAAGTATTCGAGAAGCTAAGTGAAGATAACAAGTCGAAGTTTCTAGAAGCATGTGATACACCAGAAGGTGTTGAACAGATGCTAGACTTTGCCATTAATAATAGAGGTGAATAATGGCTGTAACGATTGTTTCAAATAGGCCGCGCACATCTGCCGTTTTTCATGTAACACCTGCAAATACTACTATTGTTGTTGCCGGTAATAATGCTGTATCTAATGTGGCATCTTCTGGAGAAACTTTAACAGGAGCGTATATTACTCAATCAGTTTGGGGGTGTGATCCCAATGGTTATATTGTAATTAAGCGCGGTATAACGCCTGTTGCATATTACGATTCAACAGGTCAACATGAGTATGCTGGTTGCGGCATGCCAATAAATGTACTTCAAACTGATAATATTAATATCGAGTTTGTTGGTTCTGCAAATTGTTTTATTATGTTTGAAGTTCAAAAAGTTGGACCATTCCCATCTGACTATAATTTGAGTTAATGATGCCATGCCTTATATTATTACTTCTAATAAACTAAATTTATCTGTCACATTACACATAACAGAGAATTGCGGATTAACTATTTCCGGTAATAATACTGTATCTGATATTGCATTGCCTGGTGAAATATTAACTGGTGCATATATCAATCAAATATCATGGGCATGTACTCCTAATGCATACCTTCAAGTATTAAGAGGTGTATCGATAGCAGGCATATATGATTCTTCAAGTACCCATGATTATTCTGGTTGCGGTATGCCTTTAAAAATTAATTCTGAAAAACCTTTGAGTTTTAATTTTTTAAACGGAAGCGGTTTTTGTACAATAGAATTGCAAAAAATATTTGAGCCAATTACTAGTATTGAGCCAAATTATACGTTAAATCTTGACTTTACTAATCAATTATTTTACGTAGGATAAGTGATGGGATTCAAAACATTCAGTGACTTTATTACTTTTACTCGCACGACGAACGCCACGCTGGTGGACAGCACCGGGCGGGTGACCTACGCGCCGAACAATCTGCTGCTGTATTCGCAGCAACTTGATGACCCAACTTGGGTAAAAAACGTAGTTACTGTTTCGGCTAATGTAGGAGTTGCGCCTGACGGAACAACGACTGCTGACAAGGTTATACCCGGCATATCAGCGGTGGCATTCAAAGAGCTACAACAGAATTTTTCTTCGACGCTTGGCGTGAATTACGCATTTTCATGCTACGTTAAAGATGCGGGCTACAGATACATACAGTTAATTGGAACTGCTGGCCAGTTTGGAACGTTTGCAATCAACTATGATTTGCAAACCGGCACTGAGACCGCATTTACCGCCGGAACCTCTACAGTTGTGAGTAGGGGAATAACGCCCGCTGGTAATGGCTGGTATCGCGTTTCAGTGGTGCTTACGGCAATCGGCACCAGTGCCGCCGCCAGAATTGGTATTAATGTTATTCCAGCCAGCGATTCAGTAAGAGGCGTATCGTGGGCTAGTGATGGAACTAGCGGCATATTGCAATGGGGCGCGCAGGTCGAAGCCGTCACCTACCAGACGCTGCCCTCGACCTACGTGCAGACGGTCGCCTCGGCCTACTACGGCCCGCGCTTCGACTACAACCCCGTCACACTCGCGCCCAACGGCCTGCTAATCGAGGAGCAGCGGGTGAACTTGATGACGTACAGCGACGGCACGGTGGGCTGGTCGGTTTCTCCGGGCGGCTCACTCGTTGTTACGGCAAACGCTGCCACTAGCCCGGCCGGGACAAGCAACGCTACAAAAATTGCCACTGGCGATACACTAAATAGCGGCCACTCTTTGTATAAACTTTTTTCAGGTGCCGTAAACACTGTTTACACCGGCTCTGCATACCTGAAGGCGGGCGAATATACCCGCGCTCAGATTAACTTTGAAAACAGCGCGTTTGCTAACCTTGCATACGGCGCTCTATTTGACTTGAGCAACGGGACTATTGTTGCAACTACTGCGTCAACAACTGCCACTATTACCAATGCCGGAAACGGTTGGTATCGCTGCACAGTCACGGCAACTTCTGACGCAGACGGCGGAAACTATGTTTTTGTGGTTTCGCCAAAGCCGGCAACCCAAACGACTTTCGGAGCCACTTACACCCCTGTCTCGGTCGGTTTGGGCGTATTCCTCTACGGCGTACAGGTCGAAACCGGTGCATTCGCCACCAGCTACATCCCCACCGTAGCCTCCACGGTCACCCGCGCGGTTGACGTTGCGTCGATGACGGGTACGAACTTCTCAAGCTGGTACAACCAGAGCGAGGGGACGATTATCGCGCAGTTTGTTGCAACCACAACAGGCGTCAATTCGACGGGCGGTAGCGACTTCCCGTTTGTGTACGACATTGACAGCGCAGCAGCACCTACGTCTGGGAATAGCTTACTTGTATCCGCTGGTTATGGCCCCGGCTGGAGGGCAGAAACCAGAGTTCTTGGTGTCACTCAGGCGGGACTTCAGGGATCTATGACGCTTGGAAATGCCAGCGTCCGCAAAATTGCATACGCCTATCAGACAAACAATTTTGCCGCCTCCGCGAATGGCGGCACGGTCAGTACCGACACATCAGGCACTCTACCTTCCCCCGACCGGATAGGTATCGGTTGCCAAAACTCAGATGGCGGCAACCCATTAACGGGCTACATCCGCACCATCACCTTCTACCCCTCGCGCCTCACCAACGCGCAGCTACAGGCACTCACCGCATGATCGACCTGTATCTCATGACCGCCACCGAAGCTGAAATGACTGCCGCGCTGCTGGCTGCGGGTGTCATTGACGATGAAGGCAACCCGGTGTCTGGCGTGTCGCTCGATCACATCGGGCCATTCAGCCGCGTGACGGGCTATGACAAGGCCGACGAGCCTATCGTGGTGGACTACCCCGGCTGGCACACCAACCTGCGCGGCAACTTCAGCGACGAGCAGCTTGCCGAGTTGACACCGTTGAGCGTCGAGCCAACAGTTCCCCATCGCGTGTGGGCGTAATCGGATCTATTTAAAATTATAAATAGATTAAAATAACAACGAGGTTAAAATGAAACTAATTACTGAACTTACTGAAGATGTAACAGTTGTTACCGAAGCCCGTGAAGACGGGAAGAAGAATATGTACATCGAAGGAATCTTCTTGCAAGGTGGTATCAAGAACCGTAATGGTCGTATGTACCCAGTAGAAACCCTTGCCAAGGAAGTAGAACGTTACAACGAATCCTACGTCAAGTCTGGTCGTGCTCTTGGTGAACTAGGTCACCCAGATGGTCCACAGATCAACCTTGATCGTGTCTCACACGTAATCACCAGTCTTCGCCAAGAGGGTCTGAACTGGATCGGTAAGGCAAAGTTGACAGATACTCCTATGGGTAACACTGCCAAGGGTCTCATTGAGTCAGGTGTTCGTCTAGGCGTTTCGTCTCGTGGTATGGGATCACTGCGTCTCAATAAAGAAGGTATCAACGAAGTTCAGGGTGATTTCCACCTAGCAACTGCTGCTGATATCGTTGCCGATCCTTCGGCTCCTGATGCATTCGTCAACGGCATCATGGAAGGTGTTGAATGGATCTGGGAAAACAGCATGCTGGTTGCTCACAAATCTAAGATGCAGATCGAATCGTCTGTTAGATCACGCACCTTCGAAGAACGTAAACTGCAGATCTTTGAGAAATTTCTCCACGAAATTTCCAAATCTTAATCCAATATAAATAAATAAAATTCACAAGGAGTGTACAATGTCAGATAAGGATAATATCGAAATGGAAGAGTCTGCAGGTTCAGAAACACTGAAGCCAGGTGCAGGTTCGTCCACCGTTGAAAAGCTTGCGACCTTCACATCACTACTAGCTCAGCTTAAGGGTGACGATCTTTCTCACTTCCTTAATGATGCGCTTGCACAGATCGGCAAGGAAGCAGACCTAACACCTTCAGCAACCGCTCCTGGTGGTAAGCCAGCTCTTGGCCAGATGCCACGTGCAACTCTGGGTGCTGTCAAGGAAGACATCAGCGCAATGTTCGCTGGTGAAGATCTTACAGAAGAATTCAAGGAAGGTGCATCAACACTTTTCGAAGCGGCTCTTACCGCTCGCATGAATCTTGAAACCCTTCGTCTTGAAGAAGAATTTGCTGAAGCACTTTCTGAAGAAGTCGATGGTGTCAAGGAAGAAATGACAACCAAGATCGATCAGTATCTTGACTATGTTGTTGAACAGTGGATCGAAGAAAACAAGCTCGCGATTGAAACATCGCTTCGTGCACAGATTGCAGAGAACTTCATGGATGGTCTCTATAATCTATTCGCCGAATCATACATCACCGTTCCAGAAGATCGTGTTGATGTTCTCGGTGAACTTCATGCACATATCGAAGAACTCGAAGCAAAGCTTGATGAATCGATCAACACACAACTTGAGCTTCAGTCAGTAATCGACGAAGCAACACAAGAAGCTACATTTGACGAAGTCAGCGAAGGTCTTGCTGCAACCCAGGTTGAAAAACTTCGTACACTTGCAGAAGGCATTGACTTCAACGATGTTGAAACATATGCCAGAAAGCTTAATATCATCAAGGACAAGTACTTCACCGAAGGTAAGAAGGTTGTCTCGACGGGTGTTATTACTGAAGAAGCAGAAGAACTAACTGAACAGGTTGCTCCGGTACCTGCTCATATGGCTCACTATGCTGCAGCTATTTCAAGAACTGTAAAATAATAAATAAAATACCAAACCAAGATACCAAAGGGTAAAAGGAGAATACAATGTTAGCTGAGGAAGTCCAAAATAAGTGGAAGCCCGTTCTGGAGCACGCCGATCTGCCTACGATCGAAACTGCCCACAGACGTGCTGTCACCGCACAAATTCTAGAAAACACTGAAAACGCTCTGCGCGAAGACATGCAGAACGGTGTTTCACAGCAGCTTCTTGGCGAATCGCCAGTGAACGTTGCTGGTGGCGTTTCAAACTTTGATCCAGTACTTATCTCGCTGGTTCGCCGTTCGATGCCAAATCTGATCGCATACGATATCTGCGGCGTTCAGCCAATGACTGGTCCAACTGGTCTTATCTTCGCAATGCGTTCGAAGTATGCTAACTCAAGCGCGCTTGGTGCTGAAGCATTCTACAACGAAGCAAACACAGGTCACTCGTCACGCCTCGGCGCTGGTGTTGATGCTGCTAATACTGGTGCTGCTACTGCAACATCGGTTGGTGCCAACACTGTTGGTACTGCTCCTGGTTCATCAAACAATGCTGGTAACTCAACGTACAACTACACGATGGGTCTTCTGCTTGGAACAGGCGAACTGCTTGGTTCGAACAGCACCTACATCTTCCCAGAAATGGGCTTCAGCATCGAAAAGGTTACCGTATCTGCAAAGACACGTGCCCTCAAGGCTGAATATTCGCTTGAACTTGCACAGGATCTGAAGGCAATTCACGGTCTTGATGCTGAAACAGAACTCAGCAACATCCTCTCGGGTGAAATCCTTGCTGAAATCAACCGCGAAGTTGTTCGCTCGATCATCATCACTGCCGAGCGCGGTGCTGCTGACGGTACAACAACTGCTGGTATCTTCGATCTTGATACCGATTCAAACGGCCGTTGGTCAGTTGAAAAGTTTAAGGGTCTTCTGTTCCAGATCGAACGCGAATGCAACCAGATTGCTAAGCAGACACGTCGTGGTAAGGGTAACATCATCATCTGCTCGTCAGATGTTGCTTCAGCTCTTCAGATGGCTGGTGTTCTGGATTATGCTCCAGCGCTTAACAGCAACAACCTAAACGTTGATGATACTGGCAACACCTTCGCTGGTGTTCTCAACGGTCGTATCAAGGTTTATATCGATCCATATGCAGGCACCAACTTCTTGGTTGTTGGCTACAAGGGTTCGAATGCCTTTGATGCAGGTCTGTTCTACTGCCCATACGTTCCGCTTCAGATGGTTCGTGCTGTTGATCCTAACAGCTTCCAGCCAAAGATCGGCTTCAAGACACGTTACGGCATGGCACCGAATCCATTCGCTAAGGGTACAACTGCAGCCGATACGACTGC